CCTCCTTATGAGTGTTCCTGCCGTAGCGTACTAGCTCTTGTAAAATATTTATTTATACTATATATATATGTGCTACTTTGAAATAGTTTCCTATTATTTTAAAAAATTTAAAAATTTTTAGAATTAAGCTTGTCTTGCTTTTTTGCAAGCTTTTCAGGTTTTAGCTTGCAATATTTTTATAAAATAGCACTCGTTTTGCTTTCGCTCCGCTCCTGTTATTTTATTCGTTTTTAAAAAACGTTGTTTTATCCTATTTATAATTATAAAAATAGAGGTATTAATAAATTAAATACCTCTATTTTTGATGCCTGGAATCGGCATTATACCTATATTTATTTTAAATACCTCCATTTTAGTTTAAGGTTTTTTTGACAGATCTATTTGAAAGGAGATTCATATATGGAGCGTAATAAGTTGTTCCATCAATCCCTTAAAACTTAGGTCGGTATATAAAAATCTTCTGTTGTTTATTTTATAGCCCTCTTCATTTGTTGCTATTACTATTCTCCAGCTAGGATCGTATAGTTCTTGTTGCTTTAGTACTTCTTGGATCTTATCTTTATGTTTATTTAATTCTTCTTGTTTATCCTGGCCAGTAAAATGTGTATAGTCTATTTCTAGTACTATACTATATATCTTTCCCTCTTTCATAAATTTTATACATAAATCTGGCTTAATAAATTTATGAAATTTATGATTTTCTTTATACATTAATGGGAATGTTACTGACTTACTTACATTTAGGATAGTTGCTCCTTTAGAGATTAAATAGCATTGACAGTCTTCTATAAGTAATTCATGCTCTTTTACTTTCTTTTGGCCTGGAAGTATATAAATAATTTCTTGTCTTCTTTTAAAAGGATAGTTAGTAGTATATTTTTTTATCTTTTTCTGTTTAAGTAATCTATTCATAGTTTCACTTACATGTTTATCATTCTTAAAAAAAAGAATGGCTGCATTCTTTCTAGATAAGCAGCCATGTTCTTCTATATGCTTTAGTATCATTTTATCCCTTTGAGTGCTATACATTTGCCTTATCCTCTGGAATAACTTCTATTTTCTTTTTAGTACGTGGTTTTCTTTTCTTTATAGGTTTTTCTTGAGATACTGTTTCTTCATCTAAAACTTTACTTTTTGGATTAGCGTTAGGATCAAATATTTTTATTTCTGGAATGTAATGATGAAGTAGTTTAAATTCTTCGTCTAAGGTAGCAACTTTTATTAGAGTTATACCTTGGTCCCATTTTAATACTGCTTGTTTAGGCTGAAGATTAACAGCTGATTCATCACCTAACGCTAGAATAGAATCATTAGGTGTTCTCATTTGTAAACAGCACATAGTTAAACAGCTCTTTAAATCTCCATTGCCACCTAAGTTATCCGCGGTAATACGTTGTGTAGCACCAATGAAATGGATTCCTACACTACGACCCATTTTTACTATTTTCCAAAGATTAGCCCAACATATTTTTTTTGCAGTTTCTTCAGCTTCATCTTCTTCTGATCCATCAACTTTATAGCAGCTTATTTCATCAAATACTTCAAATATACGGGGAAGCTTATTCCCGTATACTTGATTATATTGTTCTATATCAGCTATACCCAATTCTGCAAATTTATCAGCCCTTTTATTAATTTCATCAACTACTTCTTTTAGATGCTTTGCTGAATCACAAGCATCTTTATAAAGGGCCTTTACCTGCTTACAATTTTTATACCTATCTAGTTCAGATTTTCCTATCTGATGTAGGTATAATTTACAATGTTTATTATAAAGCATTAGATTAGTTAGGATTATCCCTTGTAAATAAGATTTACCTTTTCCAGTACTTCCTGCAAACATTATATGTGGATCTAGTTTAAGTTTTAAGATAATATATTTTCCTTCTTCACTTTTACCTATGAATAGATGATTATCATCTACTTTAACTGGAATATAAGCATAATCATTAACTGGATCATCAAATATATTCACTTGTACTGTATTTGAATAAGGTATTTTTTTAATTGATATTGTACAGCAAAAATAGTTTTCTAATGATTCTTTAAGGTTTGCTATGTCTTTTACTGATTTACTTACGGGTACTTCTAAAATGCATTTATATCCATTATCAATTTTAGTTATATCTTTTACTTTAAATCCTTTTAGGTTACTTGATGTGAAAAATTCTAACCATTTAAACTTAAGATTATTAATTTGTTTATTAAGCATATCCTCTTTTTCATCTTTTCCGTTTCTTTTGTGTAATCTAGTAAATTTATCTGTTACTCCTGCTGCATCTAGTCCTATTGTAATTGCTGCTGCAGTTCCTAACATTAAACCTAAATCTATTAACATTTCTTTCCCTCCAAAATTTTCTTAATTTGATCTTTAACATCAACTTCTTCTTTTTCTTCTGAAGGTACTTCTAAATTCTTATAACACTTTATTATTATCATGTCTGAATAAGGAATGTCTTGGATTTGTACTTTAGCTTTAAATAGTTTTTCCATTGCATCTATTTCTTTTATATAATCATTAACACCTTTTCCAGGCTGAACATGCAGCCTGATTTCTATGCAATCTTCTTCTGTAGTTTTAGATGCTACGTTATAACTGCCAAACTTCTCTTTGAAGTATTGAGGTATTTTCCCATTAGTGATTTTTGGAATAAGTATAACTGCTATTTGTCCTATTATTGCACTGCCCATTAGTAAATAAGAATAATTAATAACTTCCCTTAAACAATCCATAAAAGCCTCCTAATCAAAACCTATTACTGATATCCCATTATCTTCTACTTCTTCTTTAGATTGATCTTCTTTTTCTATGGTAGTTTGATTAACTATATCTTTTAATATAAGTTGCCTTATATATTGAGATATATTTCTTTGTTTTAACAAATGCTGTTCTATTAAAATATCTTCTTCCTTTGTTAGGTCTAGGTTAACACCTCTTGATTTGTACTTACTCATTTTTATATCTCCTTTTTTCTCTTTATACTATATATTATTTTTCTATTGAAAATATGTGCTTTTTATTTGAAATAATTTTTAAATATTTTAAATACTTTGAAACTATTTAAAAATATTTGAGATTATTTGAAATTGTTTCATATTATTTAAAACTATTTTAAATTATTTGAAACTCTTTAAAAGTATTTGATATTATTTGAAATAATTTTAAACAAAAAAATAAAAGGGCTTAATGCCCTTTTAAATGTTCTAACAATAAGTCTTTAATAAATCCTGATGCATTAAATTGTTTGTTTAAAAACTCTATTATTTTTTTATCTTTTGGATTTTTAGAGTTTAAATATAAACTCACTCTGGCTATTCCTTTATCATTAACTTTTATTTTAGCCATTCCAAATTTCCTCCGCTATTTTTAGATTCCCTTTAACGTTAGTAAATACATTATCTTGTAGTATAGTTCCTCCTATTTGATGTATATATTCTTGGAAGTCTGTTGAGCCTCCGCCTGTAAAATATATATCAAATAATTTTGTATTTCTTCTATTCTTTATTTCCTTAACTATAGTATTAAATATGGTTATCTTTTCCAAAGAGTAATTATTTATATAGCCTTGTTTTATTGCATCTTCTATTTCTTCTAGGCTATAAAGTTCTCCAGTTCCTTCTTCTCTATCTTTTATAAGTTTATAAAAGCTTAATATTCCTTTATCTATAGTAAATGCATCTATTATCTTTCCTCCACTTATATAAATTACATTAGTGGTCCATCCACCAATATCTATTAATATACTTCTCTTACCTGCTGCCGCTGGAAGATATTTAACAGATCCTAACCCTTCTAGTATTACTTCTACTTTGTGAATATTTATTAATCTAGTTTGTACTTTTCCTTTTTCATTCATATATTCAAATACAAATGTTTTATCTTTAAGTTTATTTATAAACTCTTCTTTTGTATCTCTTTGATTAATAGGCGTTCCTATTACTAAATTTATATCTGATGCTGTTGTTGATTTAGCAATAGCTGATAATAGTAATGGCATGAAGTCCTTCTTGCTTTTATTTAGCTCTATGTCATATGAACCATTACCAATATAATAGTCACAACCATTATATGATATAACTGAGGTTCCTATTTGCTTAAACATAGTGTATCTACTAGGGAATATTATTCCTTCTGATGTCTTAGTATTTCGATTTCCTATTTCGATGGATAAATTTTTCATTATTTTTTCTCCTTAAACATTTTTGATATATTTTATGCTGTATCTTTTAAAAAAGTACAAAAAAGTTACGAAAATTAATTTAACATCTTTTTATTTATTTGTAAACGTAAAAAAATGGAAGGATTGCTCCTTCCATTTTTATTTTCTTGGATTGTTTGATTGAGAAACTCTTCTCGCGACTTAGATTCTTTTCTAGTGTCAATTAGTAGCCATACAAAAAGAGCTGCGAACAGCCCCTGACTTATAGCAAATTTTAAAAGTTCTTGATCCATATTATCATTCCTCTCATATTTGCCTCATCTCCCTTTAATATAATCATAACTATTTTATTATTTGTTTTATCCAACTAGTTTTATTACTTGGACAGAAAGTATAATTCGTTCTCTCTTCTTAAAGTTTCAACCTCTGTTAAAATTTGATTTAATTCTTGTGCAAATTCTATTAACATATTTTTCTCCTTTTTGTATATTTTTTAGATTTGATTTTATTTCTTATAAGCCAATTATTTGCTGCATTGATTCCTTTTTACTATAAAAAAGATAATAAAAAAGAGCCACATAATGTGACTCTCTCTTTATGTCGCAAATATTTATTCTATAATAAGGTAACTTAAATTAATTTATTCAATTGTTATTATTTCCATATCACTACCAAAGAATGAACCTAGTTTTAAGATTTTTCTTTCAACGTCATTAACAATAACTTTAATTTCATCAATTTGGAAAGAATATGGTGCTGTACCGTTTAACATTATAGGCACTTTTACGTAATTGGTTGATATCGCTCCATTACGTGGTGTAGCTGTTATAGTTAATTTACCATCTGAAACTGTTTGTGTAAAGGTTGATCCTTCACCAACTTGAGCAACAAACAAACCGTTCGCTACCTCACCACTATTATCGCTAAATAGTGTTCCACCACCTGTTGTTATACTAACCATGTTAGAAACATTTGAACCATTTAATACAATGCTATAGGTTGAATCACTATGCATATCCTCATCTACATTTAATAAAGCAATTAAATGTGCAAAATTATTACTCATATAATTTTTAGTTACACTAACAGTTTTACCGATGAATTGATTTTCAACCGGAACATCACTTGGTGAATCGTTATCAATTACTGTAATTGCAATTGTTTTTGATGAAACATTGCTTGATGAAAGTGTCAATGTACAATCATCATTTACAGTATCAGAATCTTCAGCAACATTTATAGTAACTGTTTGTGCTGTTGAGTAATTGCTACTATTGAATGTTAAAGTGCTAGCTGATAATGTAACATCAGTATTATTACTAGAAATATTTACCACTTGAGAATTTGTTGGTGCTTTATCTAGTTTAACTGTAAATGTGTCGGTACCTCCTTCATTAATGGTTGTTGTTGTTTTTGAAATTACTATATTGCCATAAGTATCGCCT